ACAAAGCTCACTACTGCCATGGAGAGAAATTTCTCTTATTTCTTTCCGCACCATCAGTTGTTGATCCCTCCAGGCGAGATACTCCCCATGTGGGTTCCGTGTCACAAATATTATCGATTAACCTATTCGAAACTTCACCGCGTTAAACTTATTTCTGATAAAATAACTGCTACCATGCGCACGGATGGTAACTGGAATGAGAACGTTTTCCTGACTACATACAGGAATTTGATCTCTGGTAACAACCAAACCAGTATGGGGCACAAGCTCTCTGATCCCGCTATGACCGAATACCTACCGCTCATACGACAGAGAGTTTGTGATTCCCGTGCAATAAACAGGATGTCGGAGTGACTGCTCAGGCAGCGTACGGCCAGTCAAAGCTTAGCTAACCCTAGGTTAGCCTGGCCGGCCTTTCATGGCCCTTTATTGGAATATGAAGGGTTAACGTTGCACTATAAGGGTAGACATCTTAGACATCCAAACTGTTATGTAGGGCCGACAGGAGTTGTCGGTCAGTGGAGCTGTTTCAACTCCTCATCACACAACTTGTATTTGGGAATAGTTAACCGCGTTCTCATTATCAAGAACCCAGGCATTGACTACGGGAGGGTAATCGGGAATCATCCTTACCTTCCTAATAAACTGATGCGGGGGCTTGAACTTCGGACCATGTTAGACGTGAGTAATGACGCGTTCTTCCATAGTTCGAAATTGCATCCGGTGTGGTATGCTAACATGCAGAGCATTAGCAAGAGGTTGTGCTCAGGAATACGAGTGGGGAAAATGAGCCCTGAAGAATTTGTCGAGTCTAGGCCCTCGGGTAAATACCGGATCTATTCAGAGGCACTTCAGGAACTCAGAGATCAGCGCTCTTTACTGCCTAAAGATGTCCACGTTAACATTTTTGTAAAATGGGAACTTGTAACATCTGCAGATAAAGACCCGAGGATCATATCACCACGCTCGCCTAAATACAATATATTGCTTGGCCAGTACATAAATAAGAGAAATGAACTGGCCATATATTCTGGTATAGATGCTTTATGGGGGGAGGTTTCAGTCTTCAAGCACTGCAATTTGCAAGCGATGGCTACCGAGATTGTGAAGAAATGGAATTCATTTACTTCTCCGGTTGCGGTAGGGCTGGATGCGAGCAGATTTGATCAACACGTATCAAAGCAAGCTCTTAATTTCGAACACTCTGTCTACAG